GCCGAGCTTTTTGGTCTTGCGAATCTGGCGGTCCCAATAGGCCGGCACGCCCTGGTAGGCGCGCTGGTAAGTGCTGTGGATGGTGTATGCCTGCGGCATCTCCATCGGGATGTCGTAGTCGACCCGCGCCTTGACACGCAATTTTCGTGCCGAGGTGCGGTATTGGAGGCTGAGGTTCGCCAGCTTCCCGAGCTTTCTTATGCTTTCAGCATTATGGTCGTGCAACTTGACCTTGTCAACCAGTCCGCGATAATCCTGCGCAGAAATTTGCGCCCCCATGAATGAGTGGGCGTCCTCGCCCGGCAGGCATAGCTGCAGCATGGCCTCGTCCTCGGACAATATCGCCATCCACCGAAATTCTTGGCCGGCGGCGTCGAACTCGACCAGGTCATAGCCCTCCGGCGCCACGATGGCGCGGCGGTAGAACCGCCCCTCGGCGCGGCCCTTCTCCTGGTGGATAGCGAAGCCGACCGGCCGCGCGTCCTTGTTCTTGCCCTGCTTGGAGGCATAGGTCAGGCGGCTTGAATAGGTGCCGAAGATGATGCCTTGCGGATGGACGCGGCCGTCCTCGTTATAGGCGGTGCTCTCCAGGATGTTGTCAGCGAATTTAACGCGGTTGCCTAGCGCTTCGCGATACTGGTGCAGGGTGCGGGCGCGCGGATCCTTGAACGCCAGCTCATGCAAAACTTCTTTGTCGGTGGCGCGGCTGACCTTCTTGGTTTTCTTGCCGACGTTCTCCTTGAGCACTGGCAGCCCCCACTGGTCGAACAGCAGGCCGGCGAGTTGCAGCGGCGAGCGCACCACTTTCTCAGTGACGCCGAACGGCGCCAGCTCAGTCAGGCAGCGGTTGGCGGTGTCGTGCAGGCTGGCCTGTAGCTCGCGTGTCGCCAGCGGGTCGATCGGCAACCCGCGGAAGTTGGCTCCGGCCACCAGCGGCAGGCACTGCGCCTCGATCAGCGCTGCGCGTTGCTGCTCATGGGTCAGGCGCGCCCATAGCAGCTTGATGCCGGCATAAGTCGCCAGGCAGTCGCGCTGGTTGTAGCGGTGCAGTTTGGTGCGCTCCTCGACCGAGGCGTCGTGAAAGTCGACCTCATCAGCATAGCCGGCCAGATCAGGGAAGTGCTCGGCGACAAACGCCTTGAGGCCATAAGACCGCTTCTTGTCGCGGTTGATGTCGTATTCCGGCTCCAGGAATGCGTGGCGCCACAGCAGCATGCCATCGACAAAGCGGCACTTGCTGACCAGGTGTTCCAGGTCGTAGGCGAGCAGGATCGAGATGTCGAACGCCAGGTTCCAGCCACCGAGGATGCGGTCATGGTCGATCGCCTCTTGCAGCATGGTCGCCGCCAGCGCGCGGCTGCGCTCAGAGATCTGTGGCTGGTCAACGGTGTCGAGGATGCCGCCGCCGTGGTGGGTGACGCCGCCCTCGCGGGTGAGCCAGCACAGGCTGGTGGCCCAGGCTTTGCCTTGCGGGATGCGCCACGATTGCAGGGCGTACTCCGGCAATGAGCCTGACGTCTCGTAGTCGAACACGGTGAGTCGGTCGAGGTTCACGAGCTTAGGCTTTCGATTTGAGCAGCATAGATCGAATCCCATAGAGCCCGCTCTCCTGCAGGCGTGCGGACGATCTGGTTTTTTACCGGCCACTGCGCACATTTTAGCAGGCGTCGCCGCCGCATTGTCTGCACAGGAGATCGGACGCACCGATTGTAGATGCGCAGATCAGTAATATAGCGGCCATTCACAAATATGCGGGTCTGGCGCATCTGCAGATTGCTAATATGAGTCAGCACCCAAAGCTGCAGGTCGGTCATTGCGTAGGGCTTCATCACTCACTCCCATAGCGCAGGGTCTGCGCCCCACAGCTTCTTCAGCAGCCCGGCGTCAAGCACCTCGATCTGCCTAGGCCGCAACCTTCCGTAACTCATCAGGTCGCGGTTGGCCTTGGCTAAAAAGTCCTGCTCCCACGGCGTCAACACGTCCTGCACCTTCCACGCCACCTTGAGCAGGTCGGTCTGCTCGGCCCGCGACGCCTCTTGCCACTGCGGGCAGCGGGCGAACCAGCGGTCAGGCGTCAGCACTCACGCCACCCGCCACACACCGACGCCAGCGACGGCGTAGGGGTGGTCAGCCTCGACCACGATCCAGTTGCCGTCGAGCTGCTCCATCATGGTGGCGGCGCGCACCGAGAACTTGCGGCCGAGCTTCTTGCCGGTCGCCGAGACATGCGGTGCGAAGGCGTTGGGGGTGCGGCCGGGCACGAAAAAGAACGCGCCGACCGCCATGGTATCGAACGGATACTTGCGCCTGGCTCCGGCGGTGGGCCGGCGCAGCTTGGGGAGGGGAACGTTGGGTCGAGCCTCGTACATCGGAGTCCTCATCAGGAGATTTTATGCTCTACGAGTGATAGCACGAGGCTTATAGTGCGGCAAGGGGCTTGCGCGGGCGGGCTAGATCTGGTACATATTCGCCCGCGTTACTCCCATTGCTGGCCCTCGGCGCTCCCACGCCGGGGGCTTTTTGCTGTCAGATCATTGGACGACTGACATTCGTCCAGCCGCGATTGAGCAGGTCTTGCGCGATTGTGTCCAGGTCTCCGAGCGGGACCACCTCGAACCGGATCGACAGGTTCGAGCCTGCGGTGTCGTCGGACGGCGGTATGAGAAGCGTCTGCGTCAACTGCTCCATGATCGCGTCGAACATGGCTTGCGAACACAGCACTGTGTCACCTTTGCGGAGGGCGTGCATATCGGTCATCACCGTGCTCCCATGTCGAGCAGAATCTCAAAGTGTGGGCGGCGCGGCAACGGCGCCGGCGCCTCGGTGACGGGCTCGGCCTCGCCGCGCATCATGCGCAGCAGCTTGGCGAGCAGGGCGAGGTAGTCGTTCATGTCAGTCTCCTTTGTGGTTGGATAGCGCCGTGTCGCCGGCTTTAACGATTTTGGCGAGTGTGGATCGCAGCCTATCCCGCTCGGAAATGGCGGCGTCGCGCTCGGCGCGGAATTTGTCGTTGACGGCGTGTTCATGTGCGATAGCCGTGGCGTGTTCTGCCATTAACCGTCCGATCTCGTCAGCGGTGATAAGGCGGGTCACTGCGTCGTTGCTCATATCAGTCTCCTAGTGTCACGAGCTTGCGCTCGATCTGTGCGAGATATTTCTGCGCCATCGCCGCAGCGGCGGCCCGCGCCTGCTTGTCGGTGCGCAGCGTCTTGAGCGTCGGCCCCAGCAGGGTGGGCAGCTCCAGCAGCGCCAGCGACGTCAGCTCGGGGTCGTCCATCAGGTTGAACGCCGGCGCAAGCTCCAGGGTGTCCGACAGGTGGTCAAGCAAGGTATCGCGGAAAATCTTGTCACCGGCCATGCGGTCGGCATAGTGGGCCACCTCGGTCTGTAGCCGCTCCCAGACATGGCGCTGGGCCTTGACCACCCGGCGCTCGCCCTCGGCGGCCAGGCGGGTCCGCACGGCGGCGTTAACCCGTTCATCACCCAGGTCCATCGCAAAGCCGTTGGCTGGCGCCATCTGGTCAAGGGTGAGGTGGACATAGAACCGCTTGCGCATCTCGTCAGCGGTCGGCCAGTCGTGGTCGTCGAACTGGTCACGCAGCCGGAATGACTCATGTTCGCGAGCGGGCTGGTAGACCTCGACCACGAAGCGCTCGACCTCGGCGTCGAACTCTTTCTTGAGCCGCAGATGCTCACGCATCACCGGGACGAACAGCGTCACCGGCAGCAGCCGATCGCCGTTGCACTTCCACGGGATAGTGTGGCCGTAGAAGTGGGTTCGCAGGGCGCCCAGCGCCGTGACGGCGCGGGCGAACCGCGGCTTGGGGATCATGCGCCGCTGTACGCGGCGCGTCGCGCTCGACTGGCTCTGATCGACCCGCATGCCGAGCCACATTCCTACAGTCAAGTGAGCGGTCAGCGCCTTGTGTGATATGGTCATGGTCCCTCCCTTTCGGCCGCGCAAATGTCATCATAGACGCGATCGCTGTTCAGCAGTTCGTTCTCAATCTGGGCTTTGAGCCAGTCGGGCAGGTCGAGCCTCACAGCCTGGCCTGGTGCGTACTCTTCTTCGGACAAGCCTTCGACCTCAACCTCGAACTCCATCGGCTCGGCCGGGTGGCCGGCATAGCTCGGGCTACCCATATGCGCTGCGCAGCCGTTGGCCGTGATGGTGTAGCTATAGTCAACGACCACATCGAGGCCACAAATGTTCGTAAAATATTGCATCGCCAGTTACTCCCTTACTTAACAGTTCACGCTCCCCAGCGTGTCTAAATCTTGCCTTGGTCAATTAGTGCGTTCAGCAAATAGGCCAGATAGCGCGGATCGTCGCGGAACCTGGGCGGAACCAGAAACAACTCTGGCAGGATAGCGTCCTCAAGGATCGCCTCGACCCGCTCGCGGACGCTCCGACGGCCACGCAGCGGGATCTTGGCGCGGAGGATTTTAGCAATCCGCGCCATCTTAGGGCTAAATATTTCGTGAGGATCGAGGTCGAGCATTCTCATACCCTATACTATCATAGGACATTTCCAAAATAGGCATAGATTTCGCTACGCCTTTTGGGTGTTCCGGTCTTGGTTAAGGACGATGGCGCCTAGTTCGGTGATCTGCTCTCGCAGCGCGCTAACCTCGCGGTCGTGCGCTACACACAACACATCCTCGACGTGATCGCGCAATGTGCCGACTGGCAGCGTTATGCAGCCGACGCGGTGCGACCCTAGCCAAATCTCGTCGCCAACGATGTCGATGCGATCTTGCGCCATCACTTACCTCCAACGATTGGCTCAAGCCCAAGCTCTTGCGCCTCGGTATCAATCGCCTCCTGCGGGGTCGCGCCGTTTTCGTAGTGAAACAGCATGGCCTCCAGGTCGTGAACGTCGCCCCACGCATACTGTTTGTGAGCATAAAGCCGTGCAGCGGCTATCCAGTCTCGAAAAGTCATCACTTACCTCCCACGATGGTCCAGGCGATCACGGTGCGGCCGGCCACGCTCAGGTGGCGCAGGCGGCGGCTGAAATAGGCGTCAAAGCCAGGGAAGTCGATATCGATCACCCAGCCGGACAGTGGGTGGCGCCAGATCGAGAAGAAGCTCTTATGGCCTTCCCAACGGATGATGTGGCGGCCGTCTGTGGCCTGGCCGATGTGCGGTGCGTTCATAGCGTTTCCCCCTAGTTGCGATCCGGTTTAACAGACTACTACACAACGCCGCGATTGACGTTGTGAGGAAGGCTGTCAATCGCTTTCGTGGATCATTAGGAACTCGCCAACGCGGTTCCCGTTGGAGTTGTGAATATCTCCGGACAGCCAGCCGTCATTCAGTCGAAAAACAACGTCGAGCAGGATGCTTGGCAGATCCTCCGTCCGCGCGTAGTCCGGCCGGTCCTCGTCGTCAAAGGCAGCGTTGCCGGTTTCAATCTCAAGTTTGAATTTGTGCGCCATAATCAACCCTCCTTCGTCAGCAGATATTTGCGCGTCGCCACGATGGCGGCGCCAGCCCAGCGACCGACCGGCGCCGCGCCAGTGTCGATGCGTTGCATCTCGCTTTGTATCTCGAACAGGAGCACCGCCAGGGCGTCACGATAGGCGGTCAAGGCCGCCGCGTGGTCACTGGCTGGCAGGGCGGCGGCGATTTCGTGCGGGGTCATGGCTCAAGCCTCCGTCTTGTACTGGTCAGGGAACGCCGCGGCCAGCGCGGCGTTGTCGGCGTCCGGCATCCGCTTGAACGCCGCTTCATGAGCGGCGACGCCGGCGCGCATTGTGGCGAGAACTTGGCCGGTCCATGCGTCGCCAGGCTGAACGGTTCCGGTTATCCACTCAGCGCCAAAGCCTTGGACATAGACCGCGGCCGGCCTGATCCAGTAGCACGAGCGCAGAAGCTCGTCAGGGCGGCTCACGCCGTCCAGGAACCAGCGGACCATGAGGGCGCGGGCGGCGGCGCGCGGAACGCGGTCAGAGGCGCGACCATAGCCGCGCTGCTCGTCTGTGGTCAGGCTCCTAATCTGGCGCGCGTTGGGTAGGTCACGCAGGATGCGCCAGGCGTCGTCTATCGCTCTGGTCTCAGCTTTGGTGGGTGCATATCCGTCTAACATGGTCTGTCACTCATTTAGGGTTGAACTCTCGCTACGTGGCGCGGTGAAACGCCACGGCTCAAAGGTTCAGACGTTCACTTGTCATCGCTGCGCACCAGGCGCAACAGGCTTGTCACATCGGGGCGGCGGCGGGCTCTGTAGCGGTCTAGCGCCATGCCTACGATCTCGGCGCCGTATTGCGCCATCGGTCCGCCGTCTGCTAAGGCGGCTTGAATAGCGGCGGCGGACAATTCGTCACCATGCTCTAGCGCGGCGTCGGCTTCGCGGATGCAGGCCATCACTGCAGCGATTTCAGACTTGACCATTGGCTGAGTCCTTAGAATTGCGCGAAGCTGGGCAGATTGGCGTAGATGCGTTCAGCAATCGACTCGTACATGAGCGCAGTATTGACATCACCACGCAGACGGCAGGATTTCGCCACCCCTTGGTTGCTGGCATAGTTAGCGAGGTCGGCCGTTGCGCGCTTGGAGCCCTTGCCACCGTCAGGGAATAACTCACGATAATGGCGGCCGGACTGGTACCGGAACCAAAAGGCCATGAGAGTGTCTGTGTCGCGCTCGTCTAAGTCTGAGATGTCGATTGCAGGTTTAGTCATAGCATAACCTCCCAACATTAAGAATGTAGCTTGTGCGTGGCGCCTGTCAAGGCGCCGACATTGCAGACCAGGCGCATGGCCTGGATCAGCAGCGCGGCGTCCTCGGCTGTGGCGGTGTGCTCGATCGCGGTGCGCAGCTCTTGCATCGTCGCTGGCGCGGCGCCGTCCTCGGTCAGAATCTCATCGAGGCGGCGCCAGTGGGTGAGCATGTGGGTGTGTGCGGTCATGTGCTTGAGTCCGTGGTTTGAGGTACATGTGCAGAATATGACCTGGTGTGGCGCCGGTCAAGGCTTTCTTATATAATGTGGCTTATACCTTTGGAGGGTGTTTTGACAGCATTACCATAAGGTTGTCCGGCGCGTGGCTACCCTCGGCCATCGAATGGCTACCCTCGTGGCTACCTTCTTATGGTGTTCTTTGGTCGGAAACGCCCGGAAATGCTGGGCGTGGCTAGGATGGCTACCTTGTCCACCCCCCTACAGCGTTTTTTGAGATTTCCCCACGGTCGGGACATTATGGTGTCATGGCGCGATTGCGACGTACCACCACATTATCGCCACAATCCAAAATCGCGCGGGGCTGTATAGGGGGTAGACAGGGTAGACATCATAGACATATATATATAAAACCCTTATTCTTCTAGGAACACAGACCGTAAGTTTTGCCCTGTTTCGTGGCTATATGATAAATACTAACCGCTTTTTGCCCTAAAAGGTGGACACCACGGCCCGGACCTTATGCCATCGCCTCAATTCGGTCACAACTTTCTTACAAATTTCTGACAACCTTATGCCTCAGACATTATGCATCTATAACTCATAGGCCATAAGAAACCCTGCTACGCACTGCAAAGGCGCCCCGACTCGCGTCGCAGCGCCTTATTTGTGCCTTAATCTCGCTCGTGTGGTACTGAAATACCGTCTGTGGCTTGCTTATGGTAGATCGACCGTGCACAGCCACGCACCGGGCTTGCCGAGATAGGCTGAACCATTATTGCTGTAACAGGCGACATAGACCCGGCGCCAGCGACCTTCGTGTTTGACCATGTAGCGCGATGGGATGCGGGCGCCATAGCCGGTCGCGGTCCATGTGCGCCCGGCCGCTTGCCAAGGCAACTCGGTGATGCGGCACTCGACCTCTAACGTCTGGCGTGGTTCGTCTCCCGCGCCAAAGTGCAGATAGGCTTTCATGACATGCTCCTTATGGTTGTAACAGTTATATGTGGTACTCAAGTACCGTTTTGGATTGTCAGGGCTCTGACACGATTCAAGGCGTGGTTTCAACTATGCGCCAGTCGTGCCATTTTTCTTGTGCTTTTAAGGCTGCTGCTGTGAGCTCCAGTTGTGCACGGCCCTCCAAACGCATTGTGATCGACGCCTTTCGCCATACACGCGACTTGTTGGTGGGCAAGTATTCCAATCGTAGCAGTTTCATGATGTGCTCCTTAAAGCGAGAGGTTGGCGAGGGCGAGGCCCAAGGCGAGGATGAACAGGATGGCGGCGGCGGTCACTTGCCCCGCCCCATCAACGCCAGTTCCTCGGCGCCATAGACATAGTTCAAGGTGCACTCGCTGCAGGTGTAGCGGCGCGCGTCCGGTTCGATGTTGTCATGCGCGGCGCCGCAAGCAAGGCAGAAGCCTTCCTGATTTGCGGCCGCTTGTTCAAGGCGTTTCATGGTGAATGTCTTGGCAATGATTTTGCCGTTTGCGTTGCGTTTAATGGACATCTGCGTTGCTCCTTAGTGACTGCGACCATAATACCTAGGGCGGCGACGATCAGCATGAGACGCGCCGCACGGTATGAATGCTGAAGTTGATGACGCGGCCGCTGCGCTCCATCCGCACAGATATGAGACGCGGCCCTAGCTTAGTGACGACGCCATAACGGTCCGTGCCGGGCGCCTGAGTCGGGACCCACACCAGTTCATGAAGCTTGAACAGTTCGGTCGGGCGGAGCGGAGCTCCTGAGATTGATGAGAGTAGCATGTGCGTTGCTCCTTACTTCTGGCTAAGCCAAGCGGCGATCCGGGCGTCAGCCACTTCCTTGCTCGGCGCCGGCTTGGGCTTGGGCTCAGTCGCGCGCTGCGCTTCCCGGCGCCGCTGATAGGCGTCAACGCTGACGAGGCATTGGCGGACCATCTCGGCATCTCTGACTTTATCATAGGCCATGTGCGTTGCTCCTTTTAGATGCGGACTAGTTTGGCGCCGGTCGCCTTAGCCCAGGCCTTGGCTTCGTTGCGCGCTTCAGCCTGCGTATGGCAGGGGATGGTATCGAATTGGGCTTCGCCGTCGCCCATGACGGCATACTTGCCGGCCATGTCGGCCGGATAATCCCATGCGCCAACTTCAGCGACCATGGCTTCAGTCAGACCCCAGTAGATAGTTGTGGGCAGGACGACTTTCATAACACTCTCCTTAGTGGAGCTACCATAATAGCCAAACCATAAGAATGCGCAAGCTCGCGATGGTCGTACTACGAAAGGTGGAGAGGCGCCGGCAGCTCTCACGCTACGAACGTAAGGAGCGTCGAGGCGGGGCGCCGGCCGTGCGTCGCGCCAGGGACCACCAAGCCTGGAAGGAACTACTGGGTCGAGTGAAGGGGGGCAGGGGGGACCGGGGCGGGCGCGCGGGCGGCTCGACGGTCCCATACGTAAAATCCGAAAAAATCTCAAACGCTATAAGTTCTAAAACCATAAAAGCCAACAAAAAACCCCAGCATCGCTGCCAGGGCTTTAAGCAGTCCAGCTTGATCTAGATCAAGCAGCCGGAGCGGGAGCCACCGGGGTGACGACGGAAGCGGCGGCGTTAAGCTGCTCGACCAGCGTCTCGATGCTGGCGGCGGCCGCAGCCACGGCCGGGTCGTTGATGGTGTCGGCGGCGGCCTTGAGGGCGGCGACTTCGATCGACAGCGCGCCAACAATGTTGGTGACAGCGGTCGTGAGGTCGGAGACGGACTTGTTGAGATCGTCGATGGCGGACATGATGCGCTCCTGATTGTCAATGATGAAATTGAGCTTCTGCAGGATCGGGACTTCCTCGAACGGACGCATGAAAGACCTCCTGGGTTCAGCGGCGCGCAGATGACCATGACAACAAGGCTAGGTCAAGGCAGTTGACAGCCATGCCCTGCTGGCCTAGGCTCCCCTCAAGTCGTCGAGCTACTGACTCACTCCCGGTCGCCTGATCCGACTTCGCGGCGCGCACCCCTCCCCACGTCGAGTGCGCGCCGCCACTCCCTCCCCCGTCACCCCTTCCTCAGCGTCGCGATCTCAGCCGTCAGCGCGTCGATCTGCGTCCGCAGCGCCGTGGCGACGATCTCGGCGACGTCGCTGATCAGGCTGTCGAGCGTCGCCTGCAAGTGGTCCTGCCGCGCCAGCACCCGCTCAAGCGTCGCTTGCGTCCGCGCCAGCTCGGTCATAATCGGGGTTTCCTCAAACGGTTTCATCTGACCTCCTACGTTAGACTTGCACATAGCGATACTTGCACGGCGCCGCGCAAGTTCCTTTATCACTGTGGATTGACGCTCTGCCAGTTTGAATGCGTCTGCAACAGCTGCGTAGTTCGCCATAGCAATCCCAAACCTCCTACGTTCGCAAGCAATGATCGCCTGCGGCTATTACGCTACCACGTTCTAAAAATTTTTTGGGTAAATTTTTGCAAAACCGCTTGCGTGCAGCCAAGCCTCCGTGTCAGTCTACGGTCATGGCAAGTGACCTGACCCTACCCGCGCACGACCCCTCCACCCTCGGCTGGCCGCCCAGCCTGCCGTTGGAGTTGGCGCTGCGTGAGCGCCAGCCCCATGAGCTATGCGCCGCCTACGGCATTAGCCGGGACGAGTGGCAGCGGCTGCGCGCCGACCCGCTGTTCCAGGCCGCGGTCGGCCGCAGCGTCGACCAGCTCAAGCAGGACGGCATGGGGTTCAAGCTCAAGGCCCAGCTGCAGTCGGAGGGGCTGCTGCAGGAGTCGTGGCGGCTGATCCACGACCCCGACACCCCGGCCAACGTCCGCGCCGAGCTGATCAAGACGACGTGGAAATATGCCGGCTACGAGCCGGAGAAGGCGTCCGACAACGGCCCGACCCAGAACGCCTTCGTCATCAATTTAAACCTGAGCTAATGGGAGTGACGCTTATGGAGTACGCACTGATTGGCCTCACGGTCGCCTTCATCGCCGCCGCGCTCGGGCGGATCCTCTACATCGTGATGGGGAAGTGACCATGCGCCCGGTGCTCAGCGACGAGTCCATCGCCCTCATGGACGCCCTAGCGGACGACCTCGCCGCACAGAGCGACGGCCGCGAGGCCAACATCCTGCGGGTGCTGCTGACATGGCAAGAGCGCGACAAGGCGGTCAATGAGGCCGAGCGCCGCGCCGCAGAGGCCAACAAGATCGCTGACGACATGCTGCCGGCGGCCTACCACGACCAGCTGGCCTACTATGCCGACCAGATGGCCTTCTACGCCAAGCAGATCGACATTTACAAGGCGTCGATCAAGCTGGCGCAGGACACCGTCGCCAGCGTCCCTAGCGTGGACTATGCGCCCGAGATCGTGGACGGCAGGATCGCCTGGTTCGTGGATGGTACAGGCAAAAGATACGTGCTCGATGGGTTCGAGCCTGTCGACGTGGAGGCGTCCAAGCGTTTGCATGGTGTCGCCAAGTGACCCGCCTCGACCTTGACGGCCCGCTGCCGCCGACCATGACGCTGCTGCTGCAGTTCGCGATGGAGGTCGCCCCCGAGGACAGCCACGAGCCCCTGTTCATGCACGCCCGCGCCTTGCGCACCGAGCACCACTCGATCGGCCAGTTCCGCGCCGAGGCGGCGTTCATGCGGGTGCTGCAGGACGGCCTCACCTTCGGGAAGTGGCCGCTATGAAGACTTTCGCCGAAGGTCGGCTGACCCTGCGCAAAGGCGACTGCCTGGCGATCATGGACGCTATGGCGTCGAACAGCGTCGACTCCGTGGTGTGCGACCCGCCTTATCACCTACTCTCCACCGTCAAGCGGTTCGGTGGCAAGAACGCCGCGCCGGCGCAGCACGGTACTGACGGCGCGTTCGCCCGCGCCAGCAAAGGCTTCATGGGCAAGGAATGGGACGGCGGCGACATCGCCTTCCGACCCGAGACGTGGGCCAAGGTGCTGCGGGTGCTCAAGCCGGGCGGTCATCTGGTGGCGTTCTCGGCCCCCAAGTGCTCGCACCGCATGGTGTGCGCCATCGAGGATGCTGGCTTCGAGATCCGCGACGGGCTGATGTGGATGTTCGGCACCGGCTTCCCCAAGTCGCATGACGTCAGCAAAGGCATAGACAAGTCTGGTGGGGTAGACACCTCATGGTTTGGCCCCTGGCTTAGGGAGCACAGAGAGGCTACGGGCATAAGCCAAAAAGATTTGGCTGAGCGCGGTGGATTTTATAAGAATGTAAACCACGGCGGGCTCGTAGCGAACTGGGAATTGGGGTATGGGGAGCCAACCGCAGAGCAGTTTAATGAAGTGTGCGTCCTGCTCAACCTACCGTTCAAACCTATAGACGTTGTTAAGCGCGAGGTTATAGGTCAACGTAAAGTCTCGCGAGGCGTCGCGTTCAGCAGTGACGGCGCAGACACTCTTGACATAACACTGCCCGCCACCGACGCCGCTCGCGAGTGGTCAGGCTGGGGAACGGCGCTAAAGCCGGCCTATGAGCCGATCTGCCTGGCGCGCAAGCCGCTGGTCGGCACCGTCGCCGCCAACGTGCTGGCGCATGGGGTCGGCGCGATCAACATTGACGCGACGCGGGTTGCAACTTCGGATGCGCTCGGGGGCGGGATGGTCAGCATGGGGAGGCCGAAAGTCTCCGAGGGATGGGACCGTCCTTGGATGCATGACGCAGACGTGACGGAACGCAAGAAAGGCGAGTCCGCCATCAAGGTTGCGCGAGCCGAGGCGCTAGGTCGCTGGCCCGCCAACGTCGTTCATGACGGCTCGGATGAGGTGGTCGCGGCGTTTCCTGAGACGACAAGCGGCGATCACAAGCAATATAGGCAAAACGTCAAGGGGTGGAAAAACTCTTGCGACGTAAACACTTTTGAAAACAAAGGCGACTCCGGCTCCGCATCGCGCTTCTTCTACTCGGCCAAAGCCTCCAAGCATGACCGCGCCGGGTCCAAGCACCCGACCGTCAAGCCAATTTCCCTGATGCGATGGCTCTGTCGCTTGGTGACGCCAAAGGGCGGAACAATCCTTGACCCCTTCGCGGGCTCCGGCACCACCGGCGCCGCCGCGCACCTGGAGGGCTTTCGCGCCATCCTGTGCGAGCAGGACGAGACTTACCAGGACGACATTGTCAACCGCCTGCAGGAGTTCAGCAACGACACGCCTGACCCGATCATCGACCCGACCGACCTGACCCAATGCACCTCCTACGAAGACCAGGAGTGATTCTGATGCGCCGTCCCAACCCCTTCGCCCTCGGCCTGGTCCTCGGCCTCATCCTGTCCGGCCAAGCCGCCGCCCGCGTCTGCGAGTGGCGCTGCAAGGTGCGGTTCTCGGCCTGCCGGATCGACCAGCCCAAGACCTGCATCGAGCAGGAGATTCGCCCCGACCTCGACGCCGGCCTGTGCGTGTTCCAGAGCCAGATGGCGGTGCAGAGCTGGATCAACGACCGCGCCGAAAAGGACCACGTCCACTGGCGGTGGACGGTGCTGGAGTGCGTAACCCCTGACGACAGTAAGGTGTGATATGGACATGCTCTTTAACGTGATGGTCTCGGTGTGGTCCTTCCTGTTCTACCGCATCCTGCGCGACTGCCGGGTGCTGTGATGCGCGCCGACTGGCTGGTCATGCTCGCGGCGGCCTGCATCGCGCTGGCGGGGCTTAGCGCCCTCTCCATCGCCGCCCACATCTTCTGGAAATTCATGCGATGACCCTCGACGACCTCAAGCCAGCCTATGTCGCCAAGCTGCGCGAACGTCTCAAGCGCCGCACCACGGCTGGCCCCGACGGCTGCCGCCCGCTGATGCCCGGCTCGCAAAGCACCTCGATCAACTGCGTGCGGGCGCCGATGGCGCATCTGGCGTGGCTGCTGCGTCACGGCGAGCTGCCGACCGGCAGCCTGCGCTGGACCTGCACGACCGCCACCTGCTGCAACCCTGACCATCTGGTGCTGCGCACCCCGCTGCCCAAGACCGGGTCGTGGCGGCGCCTGACCGCGCCCGAGCGCTGCGAGGCGGTCGAGATGCGCCGCAACCGCAAGCGCATGCGCGACATCGCCGAGCACTTCAACGTCACCGTCAACACCATCAGCCGCATCATCGCCAACGCCGGTGGGCGGCCTTGAGCGAAGCCATAAATTACTCCCCGCCGCCGGTGCTGAAAGAGTTCATCAAGGATTACCGCCCCGGCGGGATGTTCTATGACTGGATCGTCGGACCTGTAGGATCTGGTAAGACCACCGCCATTTTTATGAAGCTAGTGTATATGGCGCAGCTGCAGGCTAAGGGGCCAGATGGCATCCGCCGCACTCGCGCCGTGGTTGTAAGAAACACGATGCCGCAGCTGAAGGATACCACGATCGTATCGTGGGGCTACTGGTTCAAAGAGGGCCAAGCAGGCACGTGGCGTGCTACTGACAAGATTTTCACCTTGAAGTTTGGTGATGTGGAGTGTGAGGTGCTGTTTCGCCCACTCGACACCGAAGATGACGTTCAGCGCGTGCTGTCGCTGGAGGTGACCTTCGCTATCCTCGATGAGTTCGTCGAGATTCCGCGCAAGATCATCGAGGCGCTTTCTGCGCGTTGTGGCCGCTACCCATCCAAGAAGGACGGTGGAGCCACCAACTGGGGGATGTGGGGCTCGTCCAACCCAGGAACAGAAGACGCATGGTGGTTCCCCTATCTGCACCTCCTGTGCGACGACCCCAACCAGAACCTTCCACCATCCGCGAAATACTTCAAGCAGCCGTCCGGCTTGTCCCCTGAAGCCGAGAATGTTGAGAACTTGCCTGGAGGTAGGGACTACTACACCTCGCTGACTTCAGGCAAATCCGATACCTGGATTAAACAATTTGTGGAGAGTTGCTGGGGCTTCTCGGTCAGCGGCCAGCCGGTGGTGTCGACCCTCAAGCCCGACATTCACTTCGTCAAGGGGCTGCTGCTCAACCCCGGCCTGCCGCTGGTCTGCGGCTTCGACCCCGGCCTCGGCGGCTCGGCCTTCGTGTTCGGCCAGATGGACTTTGAAGGCCGGCTCAACGTGCTGGGCGAACTGGTGCAGGCCGGCTATGGCGCTGACCGCCTGATCAGCGAGCGGCTGCGGCCTTATATCCGCGCCCGCTGGCCGGAGTTTGACCTCAACCAACTGGTGATCGCCGCCGATCCGGCCGCCGCCAACCGCGCCCAGACCGACGAAAAGTCGGTGGTCGACAAGTTCAAGCGCCACTTCAAGGTCGACTGCGAGACCAACAACCGCTTCCCGCTGCGCCTCGACGCCATCGAGCATTTCACCACCCGGCTGATCGCCGGCGGCCCGGCGCTGCGCATCGACGAGAAGATGTGTCCGGTGGTCAGCCGGGCGCTGCGCGGCGGCTGGCGCTACAAGATCGACGCCAAGAACGACACCATGGCGGCGGAGGCCGACAAGAATAACCCCTATTCCCACCCCGGCGACGCCTTCGGCTACCTCTGCCGCTACTTCCACAAAGCCACCGAGCGTGAGCAGCGCTACGGCGTCGCTGGCGCCCGCGTCGAGCGCGCCTTCCGCCCGCCGCGACCGTCGTCCAACCCTTACCATCACAGATAGCTTGCCCAAGACGCCTTACGACTGTAATGTTCCAGGCGAAAGCCATCGGAGAGCCTAGCACATGACGCAAGCCGCCACCGCGCCGGGCGACCTCACCCCGCCCGCCGTCAAGGTCGAGACGCCTATCGACGCCCCGGTCAAGGCGATCAAGCCCGACGAGTTGCGGTCGCTGGGCCAGAAGCTCGACGGCCTGTTCAAATCCTACGTCAGTGACAGGAGAATCGCCGAGCTGCGCTGGCTGCGCAACCAGCGCCAGTATCTCGGCATCTATGATCCGGAAATTGACAAGGAGTTGTCGCCGTCGCGCTCGCGGGTCTACCCGCGGCTGACCCGGATCAAGGTGGTCAGCGTGGTGTCGCGGATCATGAACCTGATGTTCCCCGGCAATGATAAGAACTGGGCGCTCAAGGCCAGCCCCAGCCCCGACATGAGCCCCGACGACATCAAGCAGGCGGTGCAGGACGCGCTCAAGCGCGATCAGGCCGCCGGCGTCCAGCCGCAGGTCGACAAGGACTATGCGCTGGCCGCGATCCAGACCCTGGCCGACACCCGCGCCGACGCCCTGACCCAGCTGGTCGAGGATCAGCTGGAGGAAATCGGCGGCGACCAGTCGCTCGACTATGTCGCGCTCAACCGCAAGGCGCTGATGTCGGGGGCGATGTATGGTCCCGGCCTGCTGGTCGGCCCCTACGCCCGCGAGGTCAAGTCGACGGCGTGGCAGATCGAGCCGATGTCGGGCCAGCCGATGCCGATGGACAAGATCGCCTACAAGCCGGTGTTTGAGTTCCTGCCGATCTGGGACTGGTATCCCGATCTCAGCGCCAAGACCCTCGACAGCGCCGACGGCTATTTCGAGCGCAAGGTGATGTCGCGCAGCCAGGTCCGCGAGCTGGCCGACCGCTCCGACTTTTTCGCCGACGTGATCAAGAAATATCTCACCGGCTCCGGCAAGACCGGCAACTACAAGCCGCAGCCGTTCGAGCAAGACCTGCGCTCGATGGGGGTCAAGGTCAACGTCAACGAGGTCAAGTCGGAGACTGCCAAATACGAGGTCATCATCTGGCACGGCCCGGTGTCGGGCGATTTCCTCAGCTCGGCAGGGGTCGACGTCGCCGACGACAAGATGGCTGACGAGATCGACGCCGAGGTGTGGATGATCGACCAGAACGTCATCAAAGCGGCGATGAACCCATGGAAAGAATTGGGCGTCGACGTCAAGACCCTGCACACCTTCCTGTTCGATGAGGATGACACCTCGCCGATCGGCCAAGGCCTGCCCAACATCATGCGCGACTCGCAGATGTCGGTGTGCGCCGCGGCGCGGATGATGATGGACAACGCCTCGATCATCTGCGGCCCCAACCTGGAGGTCAACACCACCCTGTTGCGCCCCGACCAGGATCTGACCTCGATCGTCGCCTATCGCAACTGGTATCGCGACGACGACGGCCCGACCGCGCAGTGGGCGGCGGTGCGCAACATCGAGATCGACAGCCACCTCAACGAGCTGCAGCAGATCATCGACCTGTGGCTCAAGTTCGCCGACGCCGAGACCTTCGTTGGCCCCGCCACTGGCGGCGACATGGCGCAGACGCCAAGCGAGCCGATGCGGACGGCGGCAGGCGCCTCGATGATGCGCGGCGACGCCGCGCTGCCATTCAAGGACATCATCCGCTCGTTCGACCGCTTCACTCAGTCGATCATCCAGTCGCTGGTGCAGTTCAACCGCAAATTCAACCCGGACCTCGCGCCGGAGGGCGACTACAACGTCATCGCCCGCGGCGCCACCTCGCTGATGGCCAAGGAAGTGCGCGGCATGCAGGTCGATCAGCTGGCGCAGAGCCTGACGCCGGAAGAAAAACAGCACGTCGACATGCGCAAATTCGCCGGCGAGCGCTTCAAGGTGCGCGATCTTGGCGACCTGCTGCTGTCCGAGGCCGACGCCGAGCGCGGTATCCAGGCGGCGAGCCAAGCGGCGCAGGCCCAGCAGGACCAGCAGACCAAGATGGTCGACGCCCAGATCCAGAAGGTGCTGGCGGAAGTCAAGAAGGATCTGGCCCAGGCGCAGAAAAGCGCAGCCGCCGCCGACGCCCACACCGTCGAGACGGGCTTGAGCATTGTAGGAACGGGCGTCGATCACGCGCTCGCACAACCGGGAGGAATGGATGGCGGACAATCGGGCTCTAATGGCCAACCTGTACGAGGATCTGGCCCGGGCGCGGGGCTCGTATGAGGTCGACGCCTTCATCCGGCTGCTCAACTTACACTACGAAGACATCAAGGAAGCGATGGTCAATGACGACGGCCGCGCCGACGAATTGCGCGGCGGGGCCAAGGCCTATCGCGACCTGATCAAGAACATTGAGCGCACCGCAGTGGCGCTGACCAAGAAAACGGAGAGATAAATGACCACCGCTACCGAAGCCGAGGTTCCGGCCGACGACGAGTTCAGCAAGATGTTCGACGAGATCTCCAAGCTCGGCGACGAAGTTCAGCCCCCTGCGGCAGAAGCAGCCCCTGAGCCGGTCGCTGTGGATCCGGAACCCGTCGCTGTGGATCCGGAACCCGTCGCCGTCGACCCGGCCCCCGAGCCGGTCGCTGAACCCGCTCCGGCTCCGACGCCCGCGCCGCGCGCCAGCGACGATGACATCATTGATCGCTTCGCCCGCGCCGTCGCCGATCGCCAGCCGCAGACATCCGCTCCGGCGCCGCAGGCCCAGGCTCCCGCTGAGGCGCCGCCGCTGTTCTCCACCGACGAGCAGGCGCTGCTGTCGGCCTATGAGAAGGATTGGCCCGACGTCGCCAAGGCCGAGGCGCTGCGCCGCCGCGGCGAATACCAGCAGCTGGTCGGCTATATCTTCAACCAGGTGCAGGCGCGCTTGGCCCCGGTCGAGCAGCAGATGCAAGGCGCCACCCAGCGCTCGCATCTCGGCGACCTCTACAACCTGATCCCCGACTATAACGAGGTCCGCCAGCCGGTGCTCGACTGGATCGGCAAGCAGCCGCCCTACCTGCGCTCGGCGTTCGAGCAGGTGGCGTCGCAAGGCACCCCCGAGGAAGTGGCCGATCTGGTCGGCCGCTACCGCAGCGCCGCCGGGGTTTCCGCTCCGAGCGCCCCCGCCCCGGCTCCGGTCGCGCCAGCCACACCGGCCCCGGCGCTGCGCAAAGCCGCCGCCGCCTTGGCTCCGGTGCGGTCGTCACGGTCGGGCGCGGTCCAGCAGGCCAACCCAGACGATTACGACGGCGCCTTCGCGGCTTTCATCAAGGGCGACTGACACCTTATGACCGTAACACAACTAGACAGAAGCTCGGCTTCTGTCTATTATACGGCCGCAGCAAGCACTGAACCGCCTCGAAAGGCCAAACAAGCGGCGCTATCGACGG